TGATTGCCTCAATCAGAACCGCAACCATATTCTGGTATGCAACAGATTTAACTCCATCACCCGCCTCAAGAACTAATTCAGGTAGAACCTTCTCAACTTCTTGTGCAATTACACCAATCTGGCGTTCTGGATCACCTATTCTATTGAAGAATACACCACGCAGATCGAGAACCTTATCAAGTGCGTTAGTGATACCAACAACATTTTCTTTAAGTCTCTCGTCAGAGTTTGCAGTAATAGTTCCAGAGAAGGTTGCATTACCTGCAGAATTAATTCTGAGTCTTTCCTGAGGATTCGATACTCCGCTTCCCTGTGTACCAAATATTATACCAAATTGACCCGTAGTTCCTTCAGATACACCCTGTACGTATCCACGCACACCATCATTACTAATATCTCGTCCCTCAAATTTGATTCCACCATATCCAAACGAAGCATCTAGTGCCTGATCAGTCTGAGTAAATCTTATAAAATTGCCCGATACATCACCAGTTGTGTTTGGATCGGTAGTAACGATAACATCATTTACGAAGGTAGAGATGCCAATATGATTTGTAGTATTAAAATTAACCTGTTGATTGAAGGTACTAATACCTGTTTCAACAATCCAACCATCAGATATATTCCATATCAAGGAAGACATTCTAAATTCAACGTTATTCTCAAAGAGAACAGGTCCAGCAGCATATAAAGAGAATCCTGCCTTCGCTTGAGTAGTTTCAATACCAACTTGTGCGGTAGTCGAGATACCAACACCATCAAATACCCAAATATCAGATACGTTGTTTAATTGAGATCCGTCACCTCGGAATGAACCACTCCATAGTCCAACATAATAATTATCTGGGTTTGACTGGACAGGACCAAATCTCTTCCAAGTATTATCGTTAGTGTATACCCATCCAATCTCACCACCAGATTTGGGTTCTGCATCATATACTACATCACCAACGTTACCAGCAATTTGTGGTGTAGCAATACCAACAGTATATTCTCTGGCAATCGTTTGATCACCTTGAATAAGGATACTATTAGATTCGGATGATGCATTTACAGTTATCTTCTCATTGAAGATAGTAGGTCCATCAAATTGAGAGATGATGTTGTTATCCTTACCACCATCAACTTTAATACCCCTATTAATAGTAATTTGTTCAGTAGATGTTACATCAAATCCAATCTCACCACTATTGCTGGTGATATCCTCACCCCTAACCGTTGGAATTGGAGCATTAGTAATTAAATCTTTACCAGTTGTTCCACTAGTAAATTTGTTAACTGTGTAAGAATTACCCCTATCATCCAAACCATTATAGAAGGGAGTACCTCCATTAACAGATACTGACTGAGAAAGAAGTCTTTCAACCTGACGGAACTTTCTATCCTGACGCTCTGGAAGTGCAGTAGAATAGTTACCAGGTCCAAATCCAAGATACTCAAAGGTATGTCCAGATGCTCTCTGAATTGAGTTTCTTCTAAATTCAACTGGTTTTAACTTAATCTTTCTAATAATAGATCCAACTGGGTGAGATTGCTTCTCAGATCCGAACAGACCACGGAATACGCCAATAGCAGTGTCACTAGCAACCGTTTGGTTGATACGCATGATTTCATTATCAATAATAATGTAATCACCAACATCCCATCCCATGTCCAACGCATTGGTTACTGTTAAAGTATTAAGAGTGGGATCAGTTAATCCAGCAGACAAAGAACTAGTGATACCAGCATATGTTGGAACAAGTCTTGCAGATGATGATTCATCATTAAAGTCTATACTATCTGCTTGAGCAGCAATACCCTTGATATAAATTGTACCACCACCAGTAGGATTAACTACAGTAGATCCAGAACCAACATTAAGAGTAAAGTTCTTAACCGATAATACAGATTCAACAGTAAAATCACCATTAAGTACATCGCTTGGCAACCCACCAATTTTAATATTATTACCAACTAATAATCCATGGGAATTTGTAGAGGTAACACTAGCAATACCACTGTTATTATCATAGGTGATTGAAGTAATGCCAATAGACTCAGATACCAGATAAGCAGTAACATCAGAAAGAACAGCAGCACTGACATTAGTGAGACCATTAGTATTAACCCCAACAATGTCCTTCGTACCAATAAATGGATATTCTGCAAAAATTGTAGATGCAGATGAGACATTTATCTGAGAATCATTGCCAGATTCTATAGATTCAATTTTATAGAGATTATTGTAATCCTTAAAAATTTCATCCCGAATACCATCAATTCGGATAACATCACCAACACTGTTGTGAATTTCTTCTACAGTTACATAACCTTGGGCAAAACCAGCAGTACTACCAACACCAACAACAGCAAGCGTATTACCAATTCCATATGCAGATCCACCATCAACTATCCTAATATCAGTAATAGATCCATTAGAATCAACTCTTATGTTTGCAGTGGCATTTTTACCAGTGAGTGATGCGCCAAATCCAACAAGATCTGCATTATATAAAGTTTGAATACTTCCACTTCCATCACCATAGTTTAATCCAACACTAGTGATGCCAACTTTTGTAATATAGTTTAATCCATGATCATTAGTTGTTGTAATTGTATGAGCAATACCACTTTGAGATTCAATTTCTAGAACATCAATGCCAGTTCTAAAATCTCTAATATTCTTATTAATAACCTCTTTAGTTAAGTTATTTTGAGGATCATTAACCTCGGTCAAACCAAGAGGTGTTGGTAGAGCAAAGGTTCTTGTTTGTACTGGATCAGAAGATGGATTGTCTCTATCAAATTGTGGATAGAGATTCTTTAATGGTTGATTATATCTTAAATTTTGGAATGGTGTAACTACAGGTTGAGAAGATGAATCAATCAGAGTTAAGTGATAGACACCATCTTTGGCATTCGGCACATACTCCTGCACTTCCTCTTTTCTATAGACGAAAAGAGTATTAGAGAACTCTTTTCTCTCAAATCTAGGAAGATCAACAGTTCTAACATTAATATCATTAGCAAATAAACCTGGATTTGTAGTCATTCCAACAGTAAATGACTTTCTAGTTGGTCTTCCAGTTACAAAATACTCACCATTAAATCCAGTATTACCAAGACCAGTAGTATTTGCACTAGATACAACATTAATAAGTTTTACTTTAGATCCAACAGATAACTCGTGAGGTGACTCAGTGAAAACTGTAGCAACACCAACAATACCATCCCATTCTGTACCAGAAATATATCTTGGATTCCTTAATTCAGAACTATTAGATAGAACAACTGGTTGAACACTCTTATATTTTGCAATCTCATTATTTGAAAGACCTACAGTTTGACCAGATTCCTGCATAACAAAGGAATCTTCTGGTGGTCTACCAAGAACAGCAGAATCTTTGGGGACAACATATCTAACTTTATAAATTTTATCATCTAAAGTTCTGTTATCTGGTGTTCTGGTGAAGAATGATTTGGGAGTAGCTGCACCAAGTGCTACCGTCCCAAGTCCAACAATAGAACTGTAGATATCATTATTATCATTACTTACATTGATATACCATTGCCCCTCACCAGTATCATACTGTATTGGGTGACCAATATCGCCAGTGCTCTTATCAGATACTCTAGACTCAATACTAAGAATACCACCCTTACTGTTAATATTCAATGCAGATGCACTGATAGTATCATTCAAGGTTTGAGCTAACTTAACTTGATCACTATTAATTCCAGCAGTAATCGCGTAATAAACGCTATTATGCTCTAAACCATCAGGAAGTTCTCCGTCATCACTAAGAACACGAAGAGACTCGCCACTTGCAAACTGGTGAGGTTCTGTCAGTGTGAAGATATTTGAGGTAATACTATTAATACCAATTGCAGTTCTACCAACAGTACTATTCTTCTCAGAAGAAACCTCATAACTAGTAACTCCAATACCAGTTCCCTGAGTATCGGGCATAATAATAGTTGCCTGTTTGGTTTCAGGAGTACCATTAATGTTAAGAATAACCTTCAACTTATCATCAATCTTAGCACCAACTCTATATCCTTGAATAACAGAGCTTGGAGAATTCTTTTGATTGTTTTGATTATACAAATATAATCTGGTAGTATTACCTACCCCAACTGTTTTATCTACATCAATTGCTTCAAATTCAATATTTACTTCATCAGTAGAAACCTGTTGAGGTGGTAGAATATGGGTAATAAATCCAGTATCATCTCTTGGGAAAGCATTCGCCCTAAATCCAGAGCAAACAAGAGCTTTTGCCCCGAAGTTGGAGTTTGAGTTTGTGATGGACATATCGCCACCAGTCTCACAAACGAAGTGATTGGCATATCCAATAGCAAACACTGAGACCAACTGTAAGAAGGCATCATTAGATCCCTTAATATGGAAGTTCTCATAAACTGGTTTGTATATAGCAGAAGTATCTGTATGTAAATTCTCTACAGCAGTAGAATCTTCATATACACCAGATGTAGAATTATATTTTACAAATGCATTATCATCTTTTTGTAATCCAATTCCAGTGAATTGAGCTACAACCATAGACTTAAATCCAGTCGCCTTGCTACCATCAGCATGAAGACCACACATACCAAATACTGATCTCAAAGAACAGTTAAAAATGTATGGAGATGCAGAAGTAACCGAGTCAACTACAATGTTAAGTGTTGCCGATCCAGCAACAACTGAAGGTAATGCATTTGCTGGAGGGGAAGATACCTCATAATTAATTCTAGTAGTACTCTCTACAGAACTGATAACAAATGATCCATTATATCCACCAGTAGGCACACCCTCAATTCTAATGGGAGTATCTACATCAAGACCACCAAGTTCTTCTACAAGATCAACAGTAATAGTATTTGTAGAAGTTACACCATCTCCAGCTTTAATACTACTAATACCAACATTATCTCCCTTAGATCCAACAATTCTATACTCATCAATCTTCGTTTCAATATCTTTATCAACATCAGGGAAGTTTGGTGCAATACTTCTACCACTAGATGCACCATAGAGAAGTCCAATTCTGTCATAATACATATCCAGATCAGTTCTGGACGAATCATAGTTTAAGAATCCATCTTGAAATTTAACTGGATTAACACCATCAGCATACTCAAAGCATGTCAGTTTATGGTGTGAATAGTTTGGAACATAATCAGATGTTCCATAATCTTTATATACTCTAGCATTAGGATCTGCATCAAAAAAAGTAAACTGATAAAAGTAACAAGTACCAGTTACACGGAATAAACAAGTTTGAGTGATCGCATTGTCTGTTGGATCTGGGACAAACTTTGGCCTAATTTTAGTTTTACGAAGATCTAAACCAACGATAGAAGTACCACGGGGAATAATTACACCACCGTATACCGAGTTCATCTTATAAAGATCATTGTCTTTATCATCAATGTCAAAATTAGTATCTAAAGTAAACTGTTGAAGTGCATCAGAAGATGACCCACTGCGAGTTAACCAATTATTTGCATTGACAGGAGAATCATGAACAGGAATCCATCCTGGTCTATTATCAATAACGTGCTCGCCAGGATATACAATGATAGTAGTTCTACTAAACCTATCATTATCAAATCCTTTCTGATATGAGAACCTTGCCGCCTCTAAAAGTGCCCTTTGGATAGTTTTGAAGGGTCTAACAAGGGAGTTACCCTGGTTCTCAATACTATCCGTTGAGTCAATACTAGAGGGATCAACGTAAAGGATATCACCTTTACTGTTCTTCAAGAAATTATCTAAGCGACTAAGACCCATTTTATTCCACTAGATGCTATTGCTATGATTTATTTATTCATTCTCTTTTGCCTCTAAAATGTATTCTACAGTGTTAGCAACATCTTCCATAGCATTACGTAAAATTGGTTGTTGCCCAGAATGCTGTTCTGTTTTAGTGACACCGTTTTGCCATTCTTCTACAAGAGTCCATCTCCATTGATTCATACTCTTAGAATACCATAAATTTATTTTCATTGACAGGGTTACTCCAATCTTTAGTAAAATTGCGTATATATTCGATTTTGTCAAGTACTTCTTGATTATCAAGGACAAACTCTTCATTGGCAAAGTGCAACTTTACACCCTTATCCAAAGAAAGATTCATAATATAATTTCTTCTATCTATATCATCGGGAAGAGAAAATATACTAAACATCAGTATATGATCAACTTTACCCTGATTAATCAGATACTCCAAATAAACATGATTTCTACCCTCATTGTCTCCAGTTTGATGGGGAAATATGTAACCCATCCTATTACAGTACTCTTTAACAGTCAATGTTTGAAAATATAAATCTATATATTGAGTTTTAAATCCCTCATATTCAGCATACATCACAACATTATCAGTATCAGATATCTCCACATTTCTAGACTGAATATTACTATCACCCAAAATTCTAAAATAAGATCCTGGCCATTTTCTATGTGGTTGTCCATCCCTCAAAAGAACTCTAACATCAATACTAATTCTAGTATAACCAGTTCTATTTGGAACAGCACCATGAATATTTTCTTGAGTAAACAAGATAAATTGGTCAGTATTAATATTAACTGGTTTACATGAATTTAAGCAATGCTCCTCAAAATCTTCACAACTCCAATTATATTTGAGGCATTGTTTGGTTAGGAGTCTACTTTCATATTGCTGAATTATTTGTAGAGAATTTGATTCAAAACATTCTGTAAATGGCAACCAAATAGTCCTTAATCCCAATCCATTACCAACCCACTGTCCTTGGTGAAATGGAAGAACTGTTCCACTTTGATCCTGATTAGGAACATTAATTCTAATATTTCCAAACCTCTGAACCAACAAATCACTAGGAACCAATGGAAGAACATATTCAGCAATTAGATTATCAAATCTCTCATAAAAATCAGTATCTGCTAAATCCTTACCAACTTTTTTTGCTAAACTGCCTACAGAATTATAAGGAACAATCTTATGAAGAAGATTTAATTCTTCGACTCCAGGATAATATTTTTGTATACATTTTAATACAATGTCACTAAATTGATACTGTATGTGATCGTAATCGTATACTTGTGCATCAAACATATAAGCCCCCAGTCGGATTTGAACCAACGACATCGGCTTTACAAAAGCCGCGCTCTACCACTGAGCTATAAGGGCAATTAATCATCAAGTTCTGCAAGAAGTTCTGGATTTTCTAAGTCTACATCAAAAAAACAAGGATGACATTGTTCCATAATTAAATACCCAGATGATAAAAATAAGTCTTCAGAAGTATAAACTCTTTTATGATCATTAGCTTTAACTTGAAGAGAAGTGTCAGCCTCTTCAATTTCAGTTAATTCATCCCAAGTAAAAGGAATACCATTAAGAAAAAACATATTCACAACTCTCATAAACCCTTCAGTCTGATTCCAAACATAATCTTTGGTAATCTTTAACTTCATTTTGGTTGTAACATTTTCCTAATATTTAGGGATAGGAGTAGGGGGACTTGAACCCCCACGACCTTAATGGTCAACAGATTTTAAGTCTGGTGCGTCTACCGATTCCGCCACACTCCCATTAACATAAATCACACCAATTTGTTTATCAACTTCATAGGTGGGAGGATGAAAAGCACAATACTCATTGAAGATAATTTTCATTTCCTTATTAGTCAGATTAGCATTATTTGCTGCTTTTGGCAAGTTCCATTTTGCTGACCAAAGGTTTTCCATTGATTCACGAGTTTCAGGTCTCATAAAATTTTAATCCATAAAAAAGCGGAGTATCGGAATCGAACCGACGACATCTAACTTGGAAGGATAGCGTTCTACCGCTGAACTAACTCCGCGTTATTCATACAGCATACCTCATATTTTTATATTAGTCAACCTTACCAAGGACCACCAGTCTCAGGGTCTTGTGCAATACCGACAGCAGTATTAATCTCTGATATTTTTTCACTATTTTCTTGCACTTGCCTTTGCAATCCCCATACTTGCAACTCATAGTCACCCTTCATGCTTTGAGTGGTAGTAGCAAGATTTTCTTCTCCTTGAATATTAGACCAAGAAGAATTATAATCAGATACTAAAGTACCCAAACTAGCAGAGTATCCAAAGACCTTACCAATTTCAGATCCACCATGTCGAACCAATTTAGTACTAACACCACTTCCAACATTTGATGAAGTCAAAGTATTGTATGACCCACCAGTAAATGGGTAATCAGATCCAACATTGCCTCCACTTATTTTAGGATAGTCATATATTTGAGCAATATCTTTTTTAATTATTCCATACGCAATATTAGCTGTACCAACACCAGCAACACCTAATGAAGCACCTGTTGTAATAGCAACTCCTGTAACGGCATTACCATATACACTAGTTACAGAAGATACAGTTGTTCCATATGATGCAGAAGACAATCCAGTATTACCACCAGCAGATTGAATAGATGTTTTTATAGCATTAATCTCATCTAAAGATGATACTATTGCTGACGATTGAGTTCTAGCAGGTCCCATAAAAGAATCTCGAAGAGCAGTAGCTTCTTCAAGTCTCTTTGGCAACCTCTCTTGTTGCAATTCGTACATTGCCTTATCGGCAAGCAATTTGTCGTTTACAACTCCCATAAATTATATAAGGCGTTTGATTCTATTTATTGTGAAGGTTGCACTGCTAATGACGGGATATATGAGAAATTGGGAACAACACCTCCCAAATATCAAATGCAACATCATTGATAAGTATTCTGCAGACGTTTATATCTCATCATACAACTATTCAGAATTATATATGGGTTCTGGTGTAGTTAATGTAGATACTGATAGTCTGATAAGAGAATATCAACCAAAAAACTATCTATTCAGAAATAAAGAAACTCTACCCGAATTTGAATTTAAATCAGATGGTTTAGAGATGAATGGTAGAGATTGGTCATATAGGATATTGAAGCAATGGTACTGCATATATTTGAGTCTGTCTCTATTTGACCCAGAAGATTATGACATAGTGATCAAATGTAGAAGTGATTTCTCAACAAAGAACTTCAATATTAAAGATGGAGATATAGTTATACCTGCATGGAAAGTCCATCCTGGTCCATGCGAACCAGAAGATTCATATGTTGATTACTTCGCTCATGGCAAAGGTTACTGGATGAAGCAATACTTCAAATTTTATGAGAAAATAAAAGAGATGCATGATAATGATTGGGGAGATGTCTCTTTAGGAGAGACCCTAATCAAGTCATACATCGACAGATATATTGGAAAGAACCATATCAAGTTTGATTATGATATGGATTGGATGCTCAGGAATGAAATGTGGGCATCAGATTATAGGAGATTGTTTGAGATTGGGGATCCTGATAAACTACTCAAAGTTCCAGCCACTGAGAAGGATGCGTTGATCCTTGATGATAGTCTGGATTCTGTGGGTTCAAAGTAACCCTAATATCACCAGGAATCACTAACCTCTCTTCTTTTCTCTCAGAGATCTTTTGAGTAAAATGCCCAATCTTACTTGGAAAAATTACAATACTTCCTTCAATGGGTGTAATGCCATAAACATTGCAGTTATATTTGTTATATTCAGTAATTAGATTTTTCTTAATTGACTCAGTAAACATATCTCCAACGCATTCATTGGGATTTTTTTCTTGAGCAATGCAAAACCTATCAGATGTCTCTCCAGTATTTACATAGTAAACAAAACTCAAATCAGATGCATTGTGATTATGAGGTTTAACTGAAGGTGTGGCATCATCCTTATGATACCCAACCCAGGATTTAATGATGTGATAGTCTAACTTTGAATGATCAACTTTTAAATAATCAAAATAATTATCTACATGTTGCCGAAGTTCTTCAAAAAACGGTTTGCATGATACCTTTTGATGTGCAAAAATTCTTCCAGAATATTCTGGACTTTCGTTTTGATATCCATCAAACCAATAATCACGAAGTTCATCAATATGCTTTTTGATTTCTTCATGACACTCTACCATTCCCTGATACACAATCGTAGGGAATGCTTCATGTACTCGATGCATCAGATACCATTAATATTATATTCTCTATTATCTCCTGGATAGTCCTCTGGTGTCAAGCCCTCATACTCAGGAATATTTTTAGTTGTATCCTTACGTTCACCAAATACAACATAATCACAATTAATACCAGTTCCTGCATTATTTTTAATAATAATCCTATTTCCCCACTCAATCTTATAAACAAATAATTCTTGCCAATGTCCATTTGGAGTTAGATTAACAGATATATTATCCATATCAACTAAATCTTTCCAATAATAAGGAAGTTCAATATAAGATTGATTGACTAATTTACCTTTAATATACACATCCGCAGTTGGTCCCTCAAGAGTAATATACCTAAGACGATGATTTTCTTTAGATGGGTGCTTAATGTCAAATGATTTTTTAGCATCCCAAATTGCAGATTTTGCATTTAGAGAGGATACTGCAGAACTTACAATATCTGATGCCTGAACAATGGCATCTGCCTTAATATTACCACATAATATATTGTAATGAATCCAAGGTGTACATGCCTCAGCAGGATAATTTGGATCACCAGTTGTTGCTTTTAACAAATAATCATATTTGCTTGAAAAAGGACCACTGATACCTTCATCTGCACATCCCGTGGTATTACTTGCCTGTGGAATAAATTCTGCCATAATTACCTCTTAGTATCATAATGATATCCAGATACCGAATACTCGTCGTTATTACCTGGATAGTCTGCTGGGGTTGTACCCTCGTATTCTGGAATTAGTTTCTCACCATCTACTCGCTCACCATAAACATGATAATGACAGTTAATAGGTCTAGAAGAGTGTAGAAAAACTTTATTGTCTTCAATTTTATGAACTATAATATCTTGATGAATTCCAACTGGAGTAATAGATACTGTAATTGAATCAGGATCTACCAATTCTCCCCAATATTCTGGAAGTTCAATTACACTATCATTCTTCAATTTACCTCTTATGTATACGTCATTTGTTGGTCCTTCAGGACAAGTGTGACGCAATCTCCAACCTTCCTTTGTTGGATGAGGAATATCAAAATTCTTTTTAGCAGATAATATATGACCACCACAGCGAGACATAACTTCTCCCTGAGCAATAATATTCATCCCAGCATTAATGCTCTGAGCGGTGTCTATGACACCTAAAAATGCTGCTGGTCCATCTACAGCAAGTGAATATGGATTATTAATCCCAGTACACAAAGCACCAGGAATAAGTGGCGGAATTATCATGTCACCATTCCGACATGGACCAATCATTACAGTCGCTGTTAAGAATGGTGGAATAGTCCCAAAAACAGATGGACCCTCCATAAAAGAACCACCCCTAATCTGTAAAGGACCCTTACCCAACACAAGACTGGGATCGCCCTGACCCACATACAAAGTTTTCTTTACTTCTAAATCGGGTACTTTCATCCTAAAAATCCTCCAAGTCTTTGCTGTGTTTCAAATAATGATGCTCCTTTTGATGGTTTTATTGTTGTAGAGGCATCTGCACAATCAACTAAACCACCGTAAAAATTTAACGAACTGCTTCCAACTAGTTCACATGTCCCTGAAGATATAAATTTAGCAACGGAATCAGCATTAATCTCTACATTCTTAGATTTTATACTAACTTTTTCATTAGCATCAATACTAATGTTTCCATTTTTATTGTTAAACCCTGTTGCCTTTATATCAACATCTCGGGCTTCTATCCTAATCCTACCCATAGGTGCTCTTAATACAATGTCACCTCTTGCAGCACTTAGCATATACGATACGTCATTAACAGGAACTTCGCCACAATGTACCTGATATACACCAGGACACCTATTAATAGTTCCTCCCTTCATTTTACCAGAAGACATGAACATTGTATAGTGCTCAGATGCTTGCGCTGGTTCTCCATTACGAATCAACACTCCAGCATATGTACTATTTGGACTTATATGACCAAATTTTATATGACCATAGTCATTTCCCAATTCGATTGGGTTATGTATTCTTGGTTTTCCCATAATTACCTAGAGTTAATATCCATACCCACCACCTGATGGTGGAGATGGTGGTGGTGCAGATGGTGGAGATGGTGGTGGTGCAGATGGCGGTGATGGTGGCGGTGCCGATGGAGGTGCTGGTGACGGTGCCGATGGCGGTGCTGGTGACGGAGATGGAGATGGTGCAGATGAAGTTGTAGATGATTCAGGTGCAGATGCAGATGATTGTTCAGAATTAGTATCCATCATAGGAGCAGAGAACTGCTCAGATTGTCTAGATGTTGTACCGTAAGTAGATGAAGTACTAGTTTCTTGACTTGACATTGTTGAGGAACCTTGCCCCATATTCTGAGTAAGAACTCCATTTATCCAAGCAAATCTTTGGTCAGCGTATTGCAAACTTTCAGATGCAGTTTCGTAAATATATGGATGAGGTCTACCCTGATAAGATTCATGGGTTCTACCAGTCATCTTACGTCCCATATGAGTATGGAATGGTCCATAATATGGTTGTCCATTAACAAATCCGACAAAAGATTGACCTTCAATATTTCCAACACAATCAACAACAGATACAACTGATTTAAGAATATCGTCACCGTAAATTGTCCCTTCTGTATCATCACCAATTCTCTCTACACAAAGAATTGGATTTAAAATAGCATTATATCCAGTTTCAGATTCAATATAAATTTCTGGTCTCTCTACAAATCCTCTACCTGGTTTTAATATTTTCAGAGAATCCAAAACCCCGAAAGGTCCAAATTTAGGAATTACTTCAGCACCATTACTTGGTTTGATGACAACCTTATCTCCATCAGAGTAATTAACCCCAGAATTTTCAATATCAATACCACAAAGAACAAGAATAACTGGATAACTACCAACATTTAATGTTGGGAATGCATTTACATCAGTCTCACCATTTAAACCAGTACCTGGTATCTTAGTTATTCCCTTAAGTCTTCCCAACCTTTCATCATTACTCTCACCAATCCCAGGACCGTTAATACCACCACCATCAGAATTTGATCTTCCGCCAGATCCCCCAGGATAAATTCCAGGAGTAATTATGACTCCACCACCAGAAGGACCACCAATAATATTCCGATCATCTGGGGTAATAATAATGTCTCCTCCACCAGATCCCGAATCACCACCACCTCCTCCATCACCACCATCATCATCACCACCATCTCCTGGTGTCACTGGATTAATAATATCATTACTAGTTCCTGGTGGATATTTTTCCCACTTACCGTCTCCCCTCTTAATTACAGTCCAATCTTTTGGTGCCCAAGTTCTATTATCTCCACCAAGATCACCATTAGGTCCAGGCAAATATCCAGATCCTGGATCTTCGATTATAACTCTTCTAATTCGTTTTGTTGGAACACCACCCTCACCAGTTCCACCATCAGGCTCCATTTCAACTCTAACTCTACTACCACTACCTTTACCACAATTATCAGATATATCTACAAATGGTGCTTTTGAATATCCAATCCCAGGTGCTATCAAATCAACTCCAAGAAGGTCTCCAGCAGCACTAACTATTGCATTTCCTCTTCCTCCAGATCCTCCACCACCCCAAAAAGTTACTTGAGGTGGACCACAAAATACAGGACCAACATTACACCCATTTGCAGCATTTACTGCACCATCAATTAGCTCGCCAAAATCAATACTAGCAATATTATCAATATCAACCAAATTTGCAGCATTTGCAGCTAGACTTTTTGCACTACTAATGATCCCTTCTATGTTAAAAGTAGTTGGAGGTTTTGATCCTTCAAAAATATTCCACTCTTTTGTTTCTGGACATTCTTGGTCTTCTTCACATGCAAGAAAACCTGCAATTTGACCCAAAATTCCCAGAATTCCATTTACAAGACTAAATGCCCCACCAATCAAAGAAGATAAAGAACCAATAATAGAATCAATAGCACCACTTAAAGCACCTAAAGTATTGCCAAGAAGTGATCCAACAAAGTTCTGAACGGCACATGCAGGTACATTTATATACCTATCCAACATTTTACTAAGGAAATTGCCAACAAGACCTTTCAGATTGCCGATCATCTTATTAAAAAGACAGACAATTAACTCAATAATAGCATCCTTTGCAACCTTTGCCTTAGCCCTATCTGGTGGATTAATTAACTCATATAGTTTTTTAGTTTGTTTGTTTATCTCCTCCTCAACAAATTTTCTAATGTTTTTAAATAAGTCCTTCAACCCAAGTGACACAAACTCAGACGCTACACTAATCTGTTCCTGAATCCATTCTTGCTTCTCAGAAATCCACCCCTGAGCAGCACTCTGCCATGTATTAAGTTGGTTAGTTGCTCTCTCAATCTTTGCAATCAATTCTTGCATAGACTTCTGAATAGAAGTCATAGGAACCTTTTCACAGGCAGTCGGAGATTGTAAAGCATATGCAGGTTCCTGCATCATAGTGGTATCCGACAAAGATGCCAAATTAGGATAAAACGCACCCTCATAAGGTTTTGATTGAATATTGGGAATAGAATATCCCGCAATTATATCAGTAGCTGTAAATCCACTAAAAGGAAGAAATCCATTATTGTCTGGTTGTTTTCTGGGAAGAAGCAGATGGTCATTATTACCAATCGTTCCAATATGCATTGGACCAGATTTGGTTACAGGATCAATCCACATCCCCCATATATGTGTACCCTGAGTTATACCAACCGACCCACCAGTTCTTTTATGTCCACTTCCAAAACTACCAAGATTTATTTGCACCCAAGGAAGTTGTGCATCAGGATATTCTGTTTTGTCCGCAGGATGAATTCCTTCAATACGAACCTTAACTCTAAATGCATAATTTTTTATACCCTCTCTCCCATCCAACAGTTCAGTGTCTCTTTCCCAGGTTTCTCTAGGAGCGACAATACCCTGCCAATAGTTGTAAGGTTGATCAGATGTAAAAAGTGGATTAAATATACTTCCTTGGGGCATTTAAATCAATCCTCGTATACCAAACATTCTGGTTCTGATGGATTTGCATCACAATATAATTCTAGAGGTGTGGGATCATGATGATCTCCTGCTTCAATCTCTTTTTTATGATGTTCCACGTAATCTTCCAATTCATGCAATTCGCCTTCAATATGGCGACGTTGATTTGGAGAGATCATAGGATTGTCTAAGATCTCCTTATCCTTTTCAATATGTTTTTCGATACTTTCCATAATAGTTGATGGAGTTAATGTTATTTATAGGGATTAAAGATCAAATTTTTGTATTTGTCAGGATTAAAGTTAAGGTCATTAAATCGAGGAGATAAATCAATATTTACCAGATTGACCAGTAAAATCTTTAATGTTAAAGTTACCCGAAGATCCAATTAGATTTGCCCAATTACTTTGTGATCCAGATGAAGAATTTGAAGTGTTATTTTTCTTTGGTACTCTACCATAAGAATCTCGAATTAAATGCATCTTAGTCAAAAGAGTCTTTGATGTCAAGTGAGTGCAAATATCACATATTATATACAATCCACTCAATTCTTTATCAATGCCAGTTTGATCTTTTGAACTTTGTTCTGGAAAATCACAATGTACCAATTGTCCCGCCCTTAAAGAATAATCACCTACGACAACAATTTCCACACTTAATGAGAATAATTTATTATAAGTCATTGCAGACTGCAAAATAACCTCTTCTAAGATAAGATTTGAGTCCCTCTGTTTTTCAATCTGTTCTTTAACATTTCCATCTGGAAATTCTCCTTTAGCGTCTACTCTCGTAAATCTTCTAGAGGCAAGTTGACCATCTGTTGCAAATTCAGACTCAAATTCATCATTTAATTTTGCAACTTCTGAACCACCATGAATCTTTTGCTCATCACTACCAATCTCTTGAGATTTTGTATTAAAAATGTGGGTATATGTATCAAATGTCTCCAATTTAGATCCATAAGTACCAGCAGAAAGATTTTGCCTCACATTTACAGTCTTATTAGCGTCAAAAGTAATTATCTTTCCGTCGTATCCACCAGGCAATTCTGTTGTAGAGTTATATATAAATGACTTATAGTTTTCCTCCCCATCATCGAATAAAGTATCTATTGATCTAAAATTAAATCCTTCATAAGTTTCGTAAATCAGATATCCAGCACTGCTTTCAGATGATTGAGATACTGCTTTTGTAGCAATTTCTGCTAATAGAGTAAATGGTTTCTTACCTTTACCAGCAAAATTGTGAACATTTGCGGTTGCATCCAGATTAATATTTTTTTTAGTTTTTAAATTTTCATTTAGAATTAAAGCTACAGACTGACTAATTTCTCCATCAAATCGTTTATACACTTCACATGCTAACAAATCATTAGCAATCAACTCTCTAGACACAAGATCCAGAGTAAATATAGTGTTTTCTGCAGAAGATATTATGTTACGTATTTCTAAAATATATAGATCATTATCTCCAGCAAATTTCAGTTTATTTCCTAAGTTGTCCTCAAGCGTAAGATTGACTTTCTCAGATCCTGTAAGTTTAAGATCTTGAAGAATGGCAATGCTATTCTTTTTCCCATCACTAGTATTACCAGTATCAACTATAACAATACTAAACCTGACTGAACTATCCAATATACTCTCATAATAATCACAAAGAACTACACCAGCAGAAACATCAACTATATCTCCAGATTTTGATGTAATCTCAAGTTTACTAATATTACCAGATTGTGATGCTTGAAGTGGAGTTGACATTTTTATACTTGTACTGCTGGTGTTCTGTGTTGTTGTGGAATTACGAGTGCTCTGCTATTTTGTGAAGAAGGTTGTGCTATAACTACAGGAACTTCTTCTCTAACAATTAGTAATGTAGTTGAAGGTTCCTCATAAGGTGCAGTATAAGAAACTGGTTGAAGTGTTGGTGAATTAGATGCAACCTTGGGTTTAATTTGTCCTGCTCCATGAGTATTTACCCAATTACCAGGATCTAAAGTTCCACTTCCACCATTTACACCTAAACCATTAGTAGAACCTGCAATTTCCCAATGTAAGTGAGGCAACCACTTTGTTAAGTTACCCGAAGCAGATCCACCAACATTTGCAAGTAATGCACCTGCCTTAAATTTATCTCCAACATTTAAACCAATTGGTCTATGTAAGTGCCCAAAGAAGTGATATGCATTATGCTTTGAATCTTTCCAAATCATCCAATATCCATAACCACCATCATCTGCTGAACCAAGTGTTTTATTAGCATCAACTACTTCACCATCTAGATATGCATACATTGGAGTATCAGTGGCAGCACCAATGTCATATCCTTTGTGATTTGAATTTGTATTATATCTATAACCTTGACCAGATGTAATTACGGCTCCAGACCCCTTTGCAAATGGACTGTAGGATATCGACAAGTTTGCTTGTTCTTTACCACCATACTTAACAGATCCAGAAGTTCCTGTCAGAGCAGACAATTTACTAGACCCAGGCAAAGTTAGACCAGCTTGCGTTGGCAATTGTGATCCACCAGTTCTGTTATTATAAGTATTAGGTTTATTAGGATCAGGTCCAGATGCTCTGATTGGTCCTCTTACAGTATTAGAACTAGTCTCCCTAATATCATTTAATACACCACTATTAACTCTAGAAACATCGCGATTAAACGAACTCTCAATACTTCTACCAATGTCATTAAGTCTACGATTTTTTACTGCAGGAGATTCAACAACCATACCACCTACAGACAACTTTTGAAGAAGTTGCCTTAATGCACTCATAGGAGCAGGTAAAGCAGCGTCAAAGAAAGTTGTTAGATTTTTAGCAATATCAGCAACTATTCTTCTATCAACCTTTTTTCCAGAAAGTAAATCAACACCAAGACCCATAATCTTAGCGAGCATACTATTATTTCTTTTATTAAGTCTCTTCCTAACTTTTGAAATTAAAGCTAAAGGTCCACCCTTTTTAACAACACCAAATATCTTTTGAAATATATTTCGTCCGTCAGGTTCCTTCCGCAAATTAGTTTCTGCTGGACTCTCACTTCTTGAAGGAGTGAACTGAAAAATTCTAGCACGTCTCAGTCTTTCTCGCTCTGCTTCCTTCTCCCTCTTCTTTTCTTCCTCACTACCAATTACTCCACCCTCCGCTTTTGCCTCAATACCTTCACCCTCATTACCAATAAGTACATTATAAAGACTTACTCCAATTTGATCACCAATAACACCACCAATTAATCCACCAATAGTTGATCCCGCAGCACCAAGAAGAAGATTTCCAACAAAAGGAACAACAGATCCAACAATACCACCAATGGCACCACCAAGAAATGTACCAAGTGCCTGACCTGCAGCCATACCTACAGCAGCAGCTGCTGCCTTACCAACTGGTTCTTTAAATATTAAAGTTCTAATACCAAAGTCAATCAAAGGACCGACAATAGGTATTTTACCCGCAATTCTTCTAGCACCTTTAGCAGCTACGTTTTTGCCAACCTTACCAAAAGCCTGTCCAAATCTTTGTTGGGCAGCCCTTTTACCAAACCTTCGTTGATATCTTCCCCCAAGATCCTGCTGTGACCTGGCAGCGGCGGCATTAGAGGTACTTCCACCCCTAATCATTCTTTGATTGTTTAAATTATTCCCCGAGTCAATTAAACGAGTTCCATTACGACCTACTCTACTATTGAATCCATTAACTCTATCAGTACGTATACCATTTCTGTTAAATCTACCCCTACTATTAGTTCCACCACCTCTACCACCCTTACCACCACCTAGAGGATTAGATCCACCACTAGCTACCATGGCAGCGATGATTGCAAGATTCATGAATTTTACAAATAATCCCTCAAAAGATCTTAATTTGTCAGCAGCATCCTCACCAAAAAGTTTTTCAGTTATCCCATTGACTTTATCAACAACACCGTATCCAATATCAATAAAAGATACTAATTTATCAAAAAGACCTATTGAAAAATCTACAATAAAATCAAATATTTTGCCTAATTGAATGGCTTTGGCAAACGAAAGCATCTGTGGTAGAAAATCTACCAATTTTATAAGAAGATATCCACCAAGAATTTGTTTGAAGAAATTTTTAATTCTTTCAAAAAATCCTATTTTTGGTAATTCAATTTTACCTTTTTTATTTAAACGATCATCGCCATCTTTGGACTCCATAGAGTCCTCTCTTTTTTTTCTCTTTAAATTCTCTTTACTCTTTTTCTGTAATTTTATTTTTTGAAGATTTATTTTTACACTTTTTTTAAGTATAACATGTATCTTCTTAGTTGTTGCACGTATCTCGGCAACATCATCTTTTGTCTTATCACTTACCTGACCAGATTTTTCCTTATCCTCCGCATCATCACCACCCTTTACAATGTTAACAACACCCAATACACCCTTTTCCTTCGATCCAGGTACAATCTTTGCAGAAGGTAAAGATATCTTTGTAGGTACAGTTAAGACAACATTCCCACCACTTTCAACACCAGGTAAAAGTTTATCTGCAGTTATTGCCATATCAACCTACCCCCATCAATCCATAAATTAATATATTCATCATTCTAGATTCATTTTGCTGAGAGGATGAAAAATGTTCTATCTCCCTTCCCCCAGAGGAACTAGATCCAGTTCTTTTCGGTTTGGACATCTTCTTATCCATCGATATAATATTTGCTTTTGGTGATGGAGGGGGTGGAGGTGCTGTCATAGTTCCCCCAGAAGTAAGAGTTGCTATAGGTTTTTTGGTTGGAGCAGATTTTGGACTATTTTGTGTTGGCATAACCCCAGTAAATGCCGCACTAGTACTTGAAGTAACTTGTTTTGTATCTGGTGAACCCATCATATCCTCACCAGATTCCTTAGGTTTAACCTGTGAGGGTTTTGACTTCTGACTTCTACGGAAACTAACTCTACGTTGATAACCAGACTCACTTCCAGTCATATCACCAGCAATAGGTTTTGAAGGAATTGACAGAGATGTTGGATCTGGCATTAAATTACGATCAGTATTCCACGACTTTTCATAATCAGTCATACTATCAACAGGTTTTCTCCATCCCTGCTTCATTAATTCACCAATTGCCTTTTGAACATAATCATCAAGAGTAAATCCAGGTTCATTATTCACCGCTTTAGTATGTTCAGGATGATTGGTATCATCCATAATGATAGAAGAAGTTCTCCTACCTCTTTTATTACCTTCACGTTGAACGTCTATTGGAATTAAACCACCACCCTGTGCGGTCATTATATTGCCAAAAGGTGCCCATTGAGGTTTATTAGTACCGCCACCTGCTTTATTGAGATCTAAAAAGAATGGAGCACCATACTTATCTACTGCCTTCTTTGATATTACAACCTCTCCTGGTTGTGCAATAATCATTTGAGTATCCTTACCAGCACCCCTTACTCTCTTACCAGTAGATCCCTTGACTTTACCACCCCTAGGTAAAGTTCTTTTTGTAACTTTACCTCCACCAGAGAACGCATTCATTCCTCTCTGTCCTATTTGCTCTCCCAATAACTGAGAACCAGAAGGAATTTGTCCAGTTGCCTTAGTTTCTGCAGGAGTTACTGTTCCTGCATCATCTTTAGCATTTTGTTCTTCCCGTAGTTTATCATTTCTTTGAGAAGCAAAGTATGCACCACCAAATGCAGCAGCACCACCAATAATAGCAGCTGCGGCAATAGGATTTGATTTAATTAGTCGTAAAAGTTTTGGTATACCTTTCTTGGCAATTGTTAATGTAAGTTTTGCAATTGTCCCCAAAACTGTTCTTACTAGTCTACCAATAGGATTAAAGAATAGTAAATATCCAGCCAATAATGCTGGCCACCAATCCCCAATAAATCTTATAAGACTTTGTATTTTATTTTGATTTTCTTTTTTGGATAACCATTCTACCAATAAAATTAAAACTCTTCCCAGTAATACAGTACCAAGAAAGTTGATAATCTTACCAAGAAGGTCAAATACTGGCGCAAGAACTCTTCTGGCAGTTGCCATCGTCTTTTTGATACCTGATTCTAACCCACTTTCCCTATTTGCTCTACGAGTATTCTCCTTCAGTTTTCTTTCAGATTGAAGTTGCTTACGGATGGCGGAATATTGACCCTCCATCAACTTCAAAATAGAATCACAAGTTTTACGGATAGCAGATATATTTTCTGCAAGTGACGCTTTTCTCTGTTTTTTCTCTGCTGTAGCAGGAGGCAATAATTTTTGAGGTTCTTCTGGAGCACCAGTAATAAAATTCTTTGCCTGCTTTAATGGTGCAGTTGCTGATCCAGAACCAGTGTTAATTCTTTTTTTATTGATCTTAAAGCGACCAACCTTACCCTTGATTCTCTTAAATTCTTCTGCTAGGAGCATTTCCTCTTCCCTAGCAATATTAGACTTGCCTAAGGTAGATTTAATTACTTCCTCTTTTAACAGAGACTGGTAAGTACCGTAATCAATATCAATCGCATCTTCTTCTCCAATAATTTTTAATATTCTTTCATCAACATCTTCACCAACAAGATCTTCCTCTGTAACACCATCATAAAGTTTTAGAGCTCTGGGAGTTAGATCCCCCATGGATATCATATCATCTTCATCACCATATCCCTCAAACTCACCCTCAGATTCAACTTGAGGGGGTTCCTCTACCTTTGGTTTCTTTACTTCAGGTACTTTTGGTGGTGATTTAGGTTTTGGAGGTTCTTGAGAAGCATTTACAACATAATATTCCCAAAGATATAATGAATATTGATTAAAAAGATCAAATTCCTTTATATTTTGTGGGCTAATAATTGATGGAGACGGATAATCTTTCTCAGACTTATCCCATTCTCTTAAAAATATATCTACTACTCTATCATAATCTACATCATAAGCATCCCCAATAAGAATTTTCGACCGTTCCATATAACTGGCAACGGACTTCCTAAACCCCTGCTTTCTCTTTACAAGACGGGAATAGGTAATAAATTCGGTTAAAAACTTGGGTAACTTATTGGCCATTAGCTATTTGCTCGCTGTTGGTCAGCTTTTAATTTCTCTTCTTCCAGATGAGCCTTCAATAACGCAACATAAACTTCTCTCTCCCATGGAATCAGATTCTCAATCTCAGTTAATGAATATTTATGATACTGCATTAACGCAAAATTTAATTTAAAATAATTCTCTAAATCCATATGGGAGAGGGCTATGCGAAAAAACTTGATAATCCCTCAAGAACAACTGTACTCTTCTTCTTAGTTTTTGGATTTGTCACTTGAAGTTCATGTGACAGTTTAGGCATAGTCTCAAAAAACTTCTCAATCTTTTTAAATTGAGAAGAATTCATTTGATCTAAGAATTCTACAACTTCTTTTTTACTCAAATCCTCAACCGCCCAGGACTCTTCTGCAGTAAAAACTTGACTGATACAACTTGCGATTAAATCAAATGATTGTTCAACACTAATATTATCACTAAAATCAAAATTACTTTTAATAAATTGGTCAAGAGATGGATACTTCATCTCCATTGCAAGAGTATTGTCAATTTGAATATTCTTAGAATGTTCAGTGTTTTTAGAAACTTTTATATCATCAATATCAATCTTAACTGGAACATATGTATCTTCATCATCAGGACAAAGAACATTAACTTCCAATTCTTCACCAACAGATTTGCCACGAATATTTAAAAAGAGATATTCAATATCAAAGGTAGGCAAAGACTCAACACGAATACCATCAGTTTTTATACAGTTTTTGATTACGGTTTTAATTGCCGTGGTTATCTGCTTAGTATCTTCACTCTCTAGTGCTAAAACCAGCAATTTCTCCTCTTTTACAAGAAATGGTCTATATTCAATAGTTTGTTCAGTGGAAGGCAACTCAAGCTCATATGTGGGAGTTGATATAGTAGGTAATGGCATAAATCAAATTCATTTGTTTTTATTTATATTCAATCAATGAAAGATCCTGATGTAAAATCAAAATTATTACCAAAGAATGAGTTCTCAGAAAAAGCAGATCCTGAGTTAGTATTGAATACATCTGCAAATTTTGGATCGTAATACTTTGTACTACTTAAATCGCTATCAAACGTAAAATCGAATGGAACTTCAGGATTTCCTGGAGACAAACTACTTGATCCAAATACATTAAAGTTACTATCAGTTTGACCTTGACTCCGATCAATAAAGTATCTAGTGTAACACATAGATACTGTAACTTTTAATAATTGACTAGATTCATAAGTAATTGGAATACTATTCATAGATTTGGGAAATACATCTACAAAATTGTAGACTACGGCATTTGCACCAGCAGATTTGCCAGAACCCAAATCTTTTTCAAATTTTGCAATTTTCATTCCAGTTTTATACGAATCTGGGTATTTTGCCCTTTGATTAACTTTATTTCTTAATTCCTTATCGGTGTAAGTATTTTCACCAACAATATACTTCATCCAAAAATCAAAAAATCTAATCTGGCGATAATTACTATCTAAAGTAACCAAAAAAGTCAATTCTATAGTCTCATCAAATAATCTAGAATATGCATGTCTCTCAACAATACCATGATAATCTCTATTTGTCTCTACCGTGGCAATACTAGATCCAGGTAAAGATGCTTCTATACAGGTAAGTTCAAATAATTCTCGATCAAGTCCTGTCGCAGAACTTCCTCCCTCACCACCAGATACTAAACTTGGCGCTTGTATAAGTACAGAATATACTGAAGTAAACGCAGGATTCAATATTCTACTTTTTAACGTATTCATGGATACGCCTGCATTGATCCCTATATTTGGCATCTAAATAAAGTTATTACATCTATATTATATGTAGACAACTTAATGAAGGAAAGTATAAAAAGTAAATATTACCCATCACATCCCAAAAAATATAAGGGTAATCCAAACAACATTATATGCAGAAGTAGTTGGGAGCGCAAATTCTGCGCCTGGTGCGATCTAAATGAAAATATAATTGAGTGGGCAAGCGAAGAATTTTGTATCCCATACAAATCCCCCCTTGATGGACGTGTTCATAGGTACTTTCCAGATTTTTTAATTAAAGTAAAAGAGAAAAAAGGATCTACAAAAACATATGTGATTGAAGTAAAACCAAAAAAACAAACTCAACCGCCAAAAAGAAAAACTAGGGTAACAAAATCATTTATCTATGAAGCAAAGACGTATGAAGTTAATAAAGCAAAATGGAAGGCGGCAGAAGAATGGTGCAAAGATAGAAAATTAGAATTTAAAATCATAACAGAAGACGAACTAGGAATCAAATGACCCTGTTTGAAGATTTAAAAGAAGAAGTATCTATAGAAGAAGGAAGATCTCCATTCTTCTATAGAAGAGCATTCCGAAGATTAACCAAAAGATATGCATCTCAACCAGATCTTTTTGTCAGGGAAGAAAGAAAAGACAATAGTGAAGAAGAAGATCAAAGAGACAACAATTTACTAAGAAGATTTCCCAAACAAGGACATCTTTTTATGTTTGAATATACTTCGGAAAAAGATAATGTGTCGATATTTGACCCATTCCCACTAGTATATTGCATAAAATCTGATGGTAGAACATTTCAAGGATGCAATTTACACTTCATTCATCCAATAAAAAGAAGGATTGTTGTAGAGAATTTAAAAAACGATAAGTTGAGATTGCCATATAATTCGATATCTAAATATAATGTAAGTCAAATAAGAGGTCTACTTTTAGACATTTCTATTGATGAATGGATTACTGCATCTAATTTGCCCATTGAAGATTTTGTTACCATAAAAAATGGCAAATCTCGCCCAGCAAATGTTAGAGATGTTTGGAAAAGGAATAATCGATCTTTTAGGAACATGTTGCGAGGAGCAAGAATATACAAAGGTTATGGAAAAAATGACAACCACTTTAAATAGATAACAATGGCAACTCCAACAAAAATAACTAAAGTAGGTGCAGTATTTAAGCCAGGAAAGGATAAGGACGGAAACGAAGTTGCTCTGCCTGATGCTAATGAAGATATATGGGTCTCTCCACCCCACGTACTGTCGCAACCAAAACCGAAACCACCAGAAAAAAGTAATACCAGTATAAATTTAACTTTACCATCAGATGCTAAAGCTGCTGCTAATACTAGAGTCGTATATGTTACTACCTATAACCCCAAAACAAAAATAACAGCGGTTTATGAACAAGAGTATGAAAGTATCTTAGGTGTCCCAACCCGCACACCCAAACTACTTGATCCTGATAAAAGGATTGCAACAAGAAACGAAAAGGATGGTACATATGAACCAACAAAATATGCAAAGGAGAATTATACATCCAGTACAGTCAGCAATATAGCAAATAATGCCGCAACTAGGGCAGATATAGAGCGGACTAGAGCATATACTTATCAAAATGGTTATCAGCAAATTAATAAGAAACCACCATCACCTGTTCAAGTCGCAACTGCGCTTCAAGATCCACTTCCAGTAGCAGATCCAGATGCAATTCCTCTACCAGGTGCTGAGGATGATGATGGTTCAACAATAAGAGGGGCATCTCTTAGTTCTATAGATATAAATGACGTTCAGACTGCATCCGAAGTAGCAAGTGGTCTTTCAGATGATTTAAAATACCCATCTAATAGTCCAACATATTTGGAATCAGATTACGTAAGATTCTCTGCAATTAAATATAAACCAGCAGAAGTCAGTTCAAATAGCTTTGCAATATCATACAACCCTGGCGAAGTCATAGGTGCTTCAGTATATTTACCAATACAAGGTGGAATATCAGATTCAAATGGTGTTGGTTGGAATGAAGAAGTAATAAATCCACTACAAATTGCTGGTGCCCAAATTGCAATGGAAACCCTGGATGGTGGTGGCGGTGGTCTTGCGAAAGCAGTTTCAAGAGTAGTAGGTAATGTAGCAGGTAACGCGCCTGAGGTAATATCAGCGATTAAAGCATCCGTCACTGAGTCTGCTATTGGTGCAAATATATTACCCAGAACATCAAGAGCAATATTTAACCCAAATACAGAACTTTTATTTAATGGTCCTCAATTAAGAGCATTTACATTTTCATTTAAACTTATGCCTAGAAGTGATAATGAAGCTAAGGAAATTAAAAAAATCATCAGATTTTTTAAAGTTAATATGGCAGCAAGAACAACAGAATCAGCATTGTTTTTAAAAGCGCCAAATGTATTTCGCATAGAATATATACATAAAGATGAGGGAGCGAATTCTCATCCTGGCATAAATCTAATCAAAGATTGTGCTCTTCAGAACTTTTCTGTTGACTATACACCAGATGGCACATATATGACCGTTGGTGATGATGATATAGGTGCAATGTTCTCATACAATCTCACAATGAGTTTTATGGAACTTACTCCAGTATATTCCAAAGATTATGATGATGAAAACGCAGGCGATCACCCAATCGGTTATTAAAAAATGGCAAATTATTTCAGTCACGTACCATTTCTTGAGTATATATCTAGAGATAATGAAAGGTCAACTTTAAGTGACTATACTGTTGTCAAAAATTTATTCAAAAGAGCAAAAATACGAGATGACGTATTTTCAAATTTAAGTTATTTTAACAAATATCAAATCAAAGGTGAAGAAAGACCTGATGAAGTAGCAGATAAAATATACAAAGATCCAAGTTTGGACTGGGTAGTTTTATTATCAAATAATATTCAAAATGTTTATGACGAGTGGCCAAAAACTCAACAGGCACTTGATAAATTCCTTTTAGATAAGTATGGATCTTATGAAGAATTATATGGTGGAATACATCACTATGAGACAGTAAAAACAACTACATTGGATGGTTACACTATTGTAGAGTCTGGTGTAGAAGTAAATGAAGGATTTTTCAAAGCACCAGAATATGAAATTGAATTAGATCCAAATATTGTTTTGCCCTCAGAAATTCCTGGAGATTTTGCAGAAGCAACTGCAGAGTATAATTCAAATAGTGGACAAGTAACAAAGTTGACATTAGTAAATGCTGGATCTGGGTATACTGGATTTGCTGAAGTAACAATAGAAGATCCGCCATCTCCAATAACTGGTATTGCATCTTGTCAACTAAATGTATTTCCAGATGAACGAGAAGTTGGTCAAATAACAATTACCGATACTGGCAGTGGATATAACTTTCAACCAATAGCAACATTTAGTGATCCACCACCAACAATTACTGCAGTATTAGAACCTGTTATTGGTGTTGGAGGATCTATTTTAAGTGTTGGAATTACATCTGCTGGAGATGGATACACATTTACACCAATAGTTACATTTCCACCACCACCAAATATCATTGAGAGTGCAGCTTTTATATCTGCTAGTTCATTCACAGTAGAGAGTGGATTTGAGGGTATGTTCTTAAATGCTACTGGAAAAAGACTGTTCACTGCACATGGAGCAAATACATATACTTCTGGAATTATTGAACAATATGAGCTGTCATCTGCACATGATATGTCAACAGGTTCTCTTCTTAGAACGAGAACATTAAATTTTGATGGACTAGTCTTTGAATACTGCACTGGAATCGAATTTAAACCAGATGGAACCAGAATGTATGTAAGTGGTCTTACAAACGCTGGTAATAAATTAGCACAATATGACCTTTCAACAGCATGGGATATTAGTACAGCATCATTAGATGTTAGTATATCGATGCCAGCGATGTCTGGAGTAAGAATACAAGATACTGGAGAACATATTTTTATTCTTGATATTCAAGATCCCGATAAGATCAAAAAATATCAACTAACTTCAAACTGGGATATTGGATCTATGTTCCCACTCCCAGTTCAAACAGCAAATATCTCAACTATCTGTATACCTAACGAATCTTCTATTCGTGGATTCTCCTTCAAAGATGACGGAACAAAGCTATATGTTTCTGGTACAGACAATAACTCAACATTTGTTATAACATTGACAACAGCATGGGATATTAGTGGATTATCATTACTAGGAGTACTAAACGTACAAAATGCTAGTGGAGACTCTACCCCATTAGATGTATATACAAATGCAACAGAAACTCTATTTTTTATTGGTGGTTCTATCAATAGAAAAGTTTACACTTATGATACTGATGTAACTGCAACAGCAACTGCTACTGTAGGTGTAGGAACTAGAGCGGAAACTATTTTCAGCATAAATGTGACAAAACCTGGAGCTGGATATACCTCAACACCAGCACCAGTGATACAAATACAACCACCAATCCCCCATAGAACGGCAACAGGTTATACTCTAGTCACAAATGGATCAGTCGTTGGTATTGTAATGCAAGATCGTGGTTATAACTATAGAACTGCACCAACTATACAAATAGAAGATCCACTCTCTGCAATCACAGCAAGAGCAAATATAAAAGCAGAGAATGGACTTATAAAGGAAATAAAAATTATCGACAACGGAAGAGGATATAACTCCATTCCCCAGGTATTCTTTAGTAAACCAGGACCACTATACCTCCCATCAAAAAATGAAGTATTTGAGAGAAATGGTCAGGAATGGAAATTTGACGGATTTAACTGGAGAAGAAGAATTACTTTCGGAACAGTTTATTATGATGACATAAAAGATGACTTACTAGAAATTCCTGGTGCAGTAGCAGCAACAGCAATTACAAATTATCAGTATGAAGACAGAGTAGAAGCAAATAAAAGAAGTATTTATTTACTTAAACCAGAATTCTTAAGTATTCTTTTTAATGATCTTGACGATATCATGCCATACAAAAAAGGTTCTGGACAATTTGTGTCTCAGAACCTTAAGAGGGGTGATAACCCTAGATTATATGAGTAAGTATATTAACTCTCAGCAAGTTTTTGGAAGTAACTCAAAGCATCATCCTCCTCTTCAGTAGAGTTAGAAGAATCCTTCGCCATAATATCAGGAGAATTAAATCCGCCGCTTGAAGGAAGATCGTTAAGTTCTTTCTTCAATTCCGCAGGTAGTTGAGTCTCTTCTTGGCGTCCACCAAAACTAGGCGTGAAGTTACCACGCATATCATCTTCACCCTGAAGTTCCTCATCTTGCCTACGAGAAGATCCTTTACGTCCAAGAACATAATCCAGACGTGTCTGAAGTGCTTCATAAGACTTAAACTGATCTTGAGCAGTCATGGCAGTAAGAGAATACTCCTTCTTCCAAAGTGCTTCAAGAGCGTCATCATCATCTAGTAGAACACTAGTAGAATCAAATTCAGACTTATCATAATTCCAATAACCATCAACCTTACGAATCTTCAGTTTGAAGTTCGCACCTTGCCAAAAATCAAATGGATTAATAGGAGTCTCATCTTCAAATTCAGGTTGCATTGCTGCCATAACCTTATCGAAGATTTTTTTACCAAACTTGAACAAGAAAACTTGCCCTTCATTGTGAGGATTAGTAGGATCCTTCACAACGTAAATATTGCTATAATATGACAATTTACGTTTTTGCTTACGTACAATTTCTTTGTTGCTATTATCTCCACTGTTCCAAAGAGTACGATTATATTCGGATACAGGATCTTTCTGACCTAAAGTAGTCAGAGAATTCTCGATATACCAACCACCAGGACCCTGGAATCCATGAGAGTACATCTTCACCCATGGAAGATCTTCACTATCGGGAGCAGGAAGGAATCGAATAACGGCATAACCATTACCCGTCTTATCCATTTCAGGTTTCCAGAGACGATCATCACCGCCACTAGAGTTGCTATTCATCTTCTCAACCTCTTTGACTAGTTTGGAAGTCAAAGATCCAAGAGAAGACTGTTTTTTGAGATTAGC